ATTTGAGAATCCCTTAATTTGTAGATATTTAGCTCGATTTGCCAATTTTTCTAATTCGCCCATGATGGCTCTGTGCTGGCCAATCTTGGGAGATAATTTGGCATGCAAAGTATCTTTGAAGTCATGATTTTTGACTTTGCGTATGGTGCCACGCATGCAGTTGATATCAGCTTCCAACAACTGGCGTTTGCGCTCCAAGGCCATGACTTGACAGGCTTCGGTATAAAGACGCATTTTGTCTAGAGTGCACCATGTCAGTGCGGTGCGTCGGTCGCTGAATTCAAACTCACTGTCACCACGGGTTCGCACTGCAAAACCACAACGGCTGCGTTCTATTAGATACTGCCCAAACGCCACCACTGTGCCGTCATCATCTTGCAGTATGAATTGATCTAAATTGCGCAGCAATTCTTTTTCTGCAAAACGATTTAATTTATGATCTTGATTCATTTCAACACATACTGAGTAATCACGTAGCTAAGGCATGCAGTCAAAAATCCTATGATGCCCACACCCCAACCAATGATTTGAGTGTTGCGCTGGTCGGCCATTTCAAATACTTTGTCGTGCACTTCATGCACAGTTTCTTTGAGTTCAGACACATCAGTTTTTACAGATTCCAGGGCTGTTTCCAGTGCTCGGTATCTTTCGGCACACAATTCCACGTGTGCTTCAAGACTCTTTTTTTCTATGTCTGTTGTGTCAACCATGATCAGTTATTTATAGCTTCAAACCAAATGTTTTGTCGAGGACCGTCAGTTTCAATCACAGCATTGATACTTTGTTTCTCGCCCAAATTGGTGACCATGGGCACGCCAGCACAATCTTGCAGCAGGTTTTCAAAAACGTTGTGTGCAGAACCATACACATTTTCGTTTTCGGTTTCAAACCAAAACTGCCAGTGCTGTTGATCTTGCTTGGCAGCACTCACATGCATGGGTTGCGTTCTCAAACTGATCAGCTGTATCAGTGTTTCGTAATTTCTCTGTTGATTTCTGCTGCGATGCCAGGCCAAAGTATTGTCCACTGTTTGCCCAGCTGCATCCTCAAACGGAAATTCATTGGTTCGCATGTGTCCAGTCACACCAGTGGCTGTGCAATCAAACAAGGTGCGGCATAAAATTTTCATTGTAGATATTTAAGACAAAGAAAAACCCTGGAGTTTTTAAATCCAGGGTTGCTGTGGTCGCTAAACTGATTACAGGTTAGTGAAGCTAGCTGTGCCAGAAACGTTGGCTGTTGGGATACCAATGTTCAGGCCACCAGTTGCGTTGGCTGTTTGAGCAGCAGCAACCAATGTAGCTGTGGTGTAAGCACCGCTTGGGTAGATAGCCAAGCTGATGGTACCAGCTGTAGCACCAGCTTGGTAAATTGCGATTGTACCAAGTTGTTGGATTGAAGTCAACACGTTGTTCAAGTAACCGTTGACGTTACCAGCATTGGTAAGTGCAGCGTTAGCTGTCAATGTGAAGAAGTCAAGTTTTGGACCTTGAATCTGAACTGGACCTTGAGCGGCCACGTTGGCTGTGCCGGCGATAGAACCGTTGGCTACGTCCAGTGCAAATACTGGCTGGGTAGTACCGTTAACTTTTGTAAAAACTGCCATGATTTTTCTCCTTAATGGTTGACCCTTTGGGTCTACTTTTATTTAGTCCAGACCAAAAAATCAGGCGGGTTGGGGGTTATTTCTAAGTCTATTTTGTGCGGCAAAAGCTTCGGGATCAAAGCGTTTGACTGCCTTGGCATAGCCTGATGGGGTGGCCATGACCCAACCTTCTTGCCCGGGGTGCTCGACGTCGGCCTGTCCCAGGATTTGCATCTTGATGTCATGCAATTGAATAAATGCTGTGAATGCAGCAGCCAGAGCTTCGGTGTTGCTGGCCGGACTGTTTAGATATTCAACAATGTTGCGGAACTTGCTGGGTGTTACTCGTGCCTGTAGCCACTCGCCAAACTCTGGCAGCAAAGTTTGTGGATTCAGGGCTGTGCCCACTTTGCTGTTGATAAAGTCCACACACAGCTTGGCCAAGTCTGTGATTTTGTGAGCTCTCAACTCAGCAGGGTTAAACAGTGTGTCAATTTTGCTGCCGTCTTGGCGCACCAAGGCTCGGAGCTGCTTGAGTTTGGCATCTTCCACTTTGAGCTGGCTGGGCACAGCTGGACGCTCCAGCATCAAGCCCTGCACTGGCTGAAAAGTCACACCACTGAGAGGTTGACGTGGTTCACCTTGATCAGCATACATGCTGTGCACAGCCACTCCAATGTTGCTGTCACCAATGCGCTGACCCAGTTTGCTTTTGACCGGAATACGATACAGTATGGTATTGGGTTGAAACACATAGTTGCCGGCTTCAACTGGTGGTGTTTGCATGTACAGCAAATCACCCTTGACGTATCCACGAAATTGTGCAGGCAAGCTGGCTTCCAGCACTGGCCACAACTGTGTGTAGATATCAATCAATCCAGCACGATCGCCACCGCGTCGCTGTTGGATGTCAACCATCATGCGCGGACTGGTGGCCAGGCCGTCGTAGCCTTTGGCTTCAAATCCTGATCCGTCTGTGAGCACAAATTCGCCCGTGGTGGGTTTGCGGCCCCAAATCACCGCAGGTTTGCCATCCCATTTGGCTGTGACTGTGCTGGGCTTTTCAGTGGCATGTTTGACAATTTCCATGGCATCACGTATGCCTTGTGTGCCACGACGGAACACTAAGTCTTCCAAGTGCTCAATACCCTTGGCTCTGCCGCCCACACCGGCCTGTTCAGCTTCTACCAGTGCAACATAGCCACGATTCACAATGCGATCACGCAGCCGGGCCAAAAAGTTCACATCACTTTCGGCCATGCCCAGTTGCGGTTCTTGTAGGCCTTCGCGGGCAAGGTAGTCTCTGAAGTCTGCCAACTTGGTGTCACGATCAGGATCACGTGCCAGGGCAGCGTAGATTTTTTCCACAGTTTTGAGATCCGCAGCAGTGGCAGCTCGGCCCAGCAGCATCTGTGCTGCTTGATCAGGATCATGACTCACAACTTTGTTGCTAACACGATCTACCACACCATTGGCACCAACTTTGAGTCCCACATGTTTGGCAATGCTGCTCATTAACACATTGCGCACCATGCCTTTGTAGGCCGAATCTGAGCCGGCGCCGTAGTAAAATATACCCCAGGGCACATTGTTGAAAAACATAAAATCTGTCTGAACAAAGCCTTGTCTTGGATCACCGTTGATGGGTGTGCGAAAATGCAGCTCGCCCTTTTTGGCCACCCACTCACGTGGGTCCTGGCCTTGGCTGACCACATAGCGTGTCAAGATATCTGCCAGTTGATCTTTGGTGACTTCATTGGCATCCACAGCCAGATCCAAATCACCTGACGTGGGCTTCTTGCCTGTGCTGCCCAGCCAACGACCAGGCACACGGCTTACAGCATCAACTTCGGCACTGAGGTCAATACCGGTCAAAGCTTCCAACCACTGCACTGTGCCTGCAACATCGGCCTGATTGATGCGCTGAGTCAGCGGTTGACCCTGTTTGTCTTTGAATACATTGCCGCCTTCTAATAGTCTTGGTATCATTTTACTGTTGGTGGTATGCCGGTCAGCTCTTTGAAAGCAGCTATGGCTCGTTGTGGATCAGCTTTGGCAATCTGTACCATGTTGTTAATGCCGTCTTGATCAAGGCCGCCTTTGGTGGCCAAGTTTTTAGCATCCGGGCTTAGTGATTTGGTTGCTTGTGGTCTGCCAGCACCACCAGTGGTGTTTCCAGCATTGAACTGTTTCATGCCTATGGCCGGGCCAATGCCCTTGCTGACCAAGGCCACAAATTCATTTTTGACATCGCCTTTGATTACACCACTGGTTATGTCAAAAATACCATCTATGCCAGCAGTGATATAATTCACAAGTTCTTTGGCTGCATTTTGAGTATCAGCATCGTCTGCTACCACAGTTGGCAATAGCTTGTAGTCACGCAAATCTAGGGTTTTGTCTATCAGCACCTTGAGTGCGCCTTTCAAAGCTGCTTGATCAGTGATGC